GTAGTGGAATCTAATGATATTGGAAATAAACCCCAAAATCTATACTCAATATATCTCTTATAATCTCTTTCAAACTTTATAATTCTAGTTTCATCAGATTTATATTCTTCAGGATATCTCATCCTAAAGTAATAGTTTTCATTAGTTGGGGAAATTTGATCTCTACCAGTTGTTGAACCACTGGCAATGAATTCCATCCAGTGTTCTAGGAACTTCAAACTTCTATATCCAGTGTCCACATAGAACTCCATTGTCATTCTAGTGAACAATCTGCTATGTGCCATCTTTTCTGACACACCCTGATAGTTTCCTACAATATCTGCGGTTGCTAAACCACTACCAGGAAGTTGTGCTCTACTACAGAGAAGACCAATAGATTCAGTAATATATCTGGAATCGAGACCTCTATCCTTTAAGTATGTTCTCAATTCATATTGATGCAATCCAAACTCTACGGAATAGTGATTGGTTAGAGCAACATTAGTTAAAGTTGGTTTTATCTGAGATATCTTTTTCGGAAATGGTCTAGGCACTCTAAATACTCTTAGGTGATTGTTTAGTTATTTAGATGTCATATAAGGGAAAATACAAACCCTCTTACCCAAAGAAATATAAAGGTGATCCAACCAATATCATATACCGTTCTCTTTGGGAACGTAAGTTCATGGTTTACTGTGATAAGAACGAAAATATATTAGAATGGCAATCTGAAGAATTCTGTATTCCTTATCGTTCTCCTATTGATAATAAAGTCCATAGATACTTTCCAGACTTTTTTATCAAGTACAAAGATGTGAATGGTAAAATCAGATCATCTTTAATTGAAGTAAAACCTTTGAGACAGTGTTCTCCTCCACCCAAACCAAAAAGACAGACAAAAAAATATTTAAATGAGGCATTTGAATATGCCAAAAATCAAGCAAAGTGGAAAGCAGCAAAAGAATTTTGTGCTGATCGGATGTGGGAGTTTAAAGTAATGACGGAGAAAGAACTCGGTATCAACTAATGGTAAAAAGAGAAACTCTACTTCAATCACAAAGAAGAAAACTTGCTGAACAGCGTGCGGCAAAAGCAGCAGCGGCAGCAGCAGAAAGACCTACAGATACTGATGAAAATCGTAATAGGGTTCGTGTCATAACGAATAAAGTGATTGGTGTTAGAGATCCAGATATTGTAATGGATCAATTACTATCCGTACTTCAAAAATCAGACGCCCCAATACCAGGAAAACTATATGTCTACAAGTATGTCGCTATTACTCCTGGTTTGAGATATGACAGAAATCCTGTTGTTCAAATGCGTGGATTATCAGATAATGGATGGATAGCACAAAACTTTCACTGGTTGGGTCGTGGTCAATCAATAAGAAACTATCTTGCAAGTGAAGTTATATCTGATGGGATTTATGAAATATATCCTTCAGAATTGAGAGACGTTATGATGTTACCTATAAGAGATTTCAAAGTAGGTGGCTAAATACTTAAAAATCTCAATATAAATGCCTGCAAGAGATCCGTATCTTGGCATGAGTGCCAGAGAGAGAACACAAGCAAGAATAAAACAATACAGGGCTTCAAAGGCTGCTGAGAGAGCTAAGCAGATTGCTAAGTCGCAAGAAAATGCAGGTGGCGTCAAAGCCAACACAATGAGAAATCAAAATGCTGGTCTAGACAATACAATATTTCGTTATCCTCTGAAAACAATTGATAATTCTACTGACTGCTTAAGAATTCAAATATTTGATAATATAAGAGGTGGTGATTTATTTGGACTTCCAAATGTTCTTGCAGGAGGTAGCTTTGATGTAACACAATTTGCCAAAGTTCCAAATTTAAATGATATTTGGAATAATTTAAACTCGGATGGATCGCCAAACTTTGGTAATAGTGGAATAGAAGCAGAAAAAAAAGTTAGAGAAGCTGATATTTTCTTACCAATTCCTCAGCAAGTATCTGATAATATTGGTGCTGCATATAGTCAGAGTGAACTTAATCCATTGCAAGTTGCTGGATTAAATGCTACTAAAGCAATCATTGAGCAGTTGAAGGGGGGAGACAAAAATATTTCTGATAGGCAAGCATTGGTAGACGCAATGCTAGCGGGTAATATTGAGGGAATTGATCAACAAACAAAAACTGCAATCAATAATATTCTAGGTGCTACAGCACTCAACTCCTTAGGTGCAAATGTAAGTCCACAAGCATTGATTTCAAGAGCAAGTGGTCAAATCTTTCAACAAAATCTTGAACTTCTGTTTAGTGGTGTTAAGTTAAGAACGTTCCCATTCATATTTGATTTTGCACCAAGAAATGCAATAGAAGCTGGTCATGTTATGGATATTATTAGAGTGATTAAACGTTCTGCTTCTCCATCAAGACAAGGTGCCAATGCTTTGTTTATGAAATCACCAAAACTCTTCCAGTTACAATATCTTACTGGTGCTACTGAGCATCCTTTCTTAAATTCTTTTAAGATATGTGTTTGTGAAGATATTTCAGTAAACTACACTGCATCTGGTACCTATGCAACATATTCTGATGGAACACCAGTTCATATTAGAATGCAATTAACATTCAAAGAAATTAATCCAATTTATGCTGAGGATTATGATCATTATCAAACTGGACCAGACATAGATCCAGAAGTTGCGTTTAAACATTACGGAAAAGGAGGTGTAGGATACTAATGAGTTACTTTAGAGAACTACCAGACATACTTTACCAGTCTACTCTCTTAGAAAAAACATCTTCAAGAGAGTACATAGCAGTCAAAAATCTTTTCCGTAAAGTTAAAATTCAAGATTGGGTTGAAGATATTGTAAACTTCTTTGATGATTATACAATTCTTGATGGACAAAGACCAGATAACCTTGCAGAGGTTATGTACGGTTCATCTGATCTTGATTGGGTTGTTATATTGACTTCTGGAATTACAAATATCAAAGATCAATGGCCACTAACAAATCATAATCTATATCTTTATGCTCAAGAAAAATATGGAAATGATTTAAATGCAGTTCATCATTATGAAACTCTTGAAGTAAGAGACAACAGAGGAAGATTAATTTTACCTAGTGGTCAAAAAGTTGACGCTGATTTCAAAATTAAAACTCCTTTCGATGCTTCAAGTGATAAGTTTTATATTGCTAATTCGGACTTTGGTGGAGGTGGTGATGGTTCAACAAAATATCAGGGTATCAATCAAGAAATAAGTCCCATAACAGCAGTTTCAAATTATGAATATGAAACCCTGAAGAATGAATTGAAGAGAGATATTAAGTTGATGAAACCAAGATACCTCCAATTATTCTTACAGAATATGAGAACTTTGATGAATTATCAAGAAAATTCTAAATCAGTCAATAACAAATTAATCTTTACTGACAGGACTAGACTTATCGGACCATAAAAGGTTTAAACTTTTATCAAACATCATAACATAACGGTGCTTGCGGGAGCGTTCTTTCCATTCTCCCTCAACACCTTTTATTTTGCCTCTTGAATGCTTGGTGCCGTCTGCAAAATAGAAGTCTTTTCTAGCTTCGGTGAGACCACAATACCTAAAGTTACAAGCGCGATAAATTGTACCGCCATGAAAGTCACTGTCAGCATACGAAATAATTGCTCTGACCTTTGTTTCTTTTCTAAGTCTTTTAATCGTCTTTGCAACGAACCAAGAAGTAATGTTGTACTCTTGTGACTGCGTATCTGGGTGTATGCAGAGTCGAGAGAGTTCGAAGAGTCCTTGCTGTTGGGTTCTGTCAAGACCAAATGCTCCTTGTGCTACTTCTGGGACGGGAAGTCCAGTGAAGATAATTACTCCCTGTATCCCCCCAATATTTAGTGGTGAGAAGTCATTTTTCTTGTATAGACCATAGTTATATCCACTCTTAAATCCTTTAGAAAAGTCCTTAAGATAATGAAACCGCAGAAGTAATTCTGCGGCTTCGGATTTACTCACTCTATCAATGTAGAAGTCAGACTTCACTCTTCAGCAAGACGGGCAAAGTATGACAGTGCATCATCTTCTTCATCACTA